GCGGATTGCCGCAGTGACTTAAGGCCCCCCCGAAGGGTGTCACTGGGTGTTTGGACACAGGATTTATGCAAATACGTGCTTAATGCTAATACTTTTTAAGTTAATTTTGTATGCACACCTTGAACTAGGTAACGGCCGGCCCCCACCGGCACTACATCGTTTTCCCATGTAGCAGGGTACCCACCGCACTTCCGCGTATCAAGGGCCATTTCCTCTCTTATACCCCCATAATTCGAGCAGTGCGGGTATTGTTCCTAGATGGCATTAATCCAAAGACATTTGACACACCATCAATAATGGCACCGGGTAATCCAGCACCACCTAGGAGAGACATGCCCGCATGCCGAATGAAACGGAAACCACCCTTAATAAGATGATTAACGACATCATCAAGCGTATTACTAGAAGGAGACTTTGATAGGTTGGGAACAGAAATGCCCTTGTTGACCTCCGGCTGCCACTCCCACACTGTTGTCAGGCGGAAAGTGAGGCCAGCATCAGGGGGCAAACCTGCAAAAGCTACAACCAGTGCAGCTCGCCGCTCAAGATCCTGTGCAGCTTGGGACTGATTGGGATCACGCGTCAGCTGATCAGCGTCATTCGGCTTCCACACCAACTCAATCTCTTGAGGAGGTGTGCGGGTGTAATTAGGCAAAGCCTGTGCAACAGCGTCAACTGTGGTAGGGACACCATTTGGAACTAATGCTCCACTACCATGGCCGTAATGAATACGACCAGAACGTGATGACTCAGATCCATTATAAGTAACTTTCATACAAGCTGCAACACATCGAACTACCGATGCATTTGACTGCAAAAAGGCTTTACCGGGAACACCTGACAAATCAACCGGAGTGACGGATGTGGTGGGACTGGTTGAGCCAAACCCACAAAGCTCATTATTTGTGTTGCCGATGGCACCAGGTGTGTAAGAAACCACGCCTGAGGTGTGACCACCAGCAGTTCCTACGGAGAAGAAAGACTCAGCTCTAAACAAATATCCACCCTCAGTGCCAGAGTAAACTGGATGCACTATGGGCGCATTACAAGGATCAGCAATTAGTTTAGCATATGCTAATGCTGCAGAGTCCAAAGCACCACGAGTGGGCCCACCGACGCGCACAACAGTACGCGAAGGTCTCTGCTTCTTATTCTTGATTTTCTTAGCCATTTATATAGGTAATATACCGTACGCACCGTGGGTAGCAGTGCATGGGGAGTCACCACAACCAAACTCAACAGTGCGCAAATGGTCCTCAAGCTCACGCTGCTGAGTTGGTGTGATTCCGAATGCGACATAGAAGCTCACTCTAGCATCATCAGACACAGTACCATACTCACGTTTCATCCCACGTGATAGCATGTACATCCCTGTCTGACGCACAACGTCCAAATCCTTGCGAGTTGAACCATTGCGCAAAAACGCTGAGTAATACTCTTGGAGCACTGGTAGCCCGCCTACCATGCTCATGCCACACTCACCCACAGAGGCAAGCCACGTGCGGGCCGCCTTGCCCCAACCATAATCCTTCACTACACAGCAGCCATCCTTAGACATGCACACAAAGGGGTTGCGGACCATTGTCCACGAACTCCCATCCCATACAGGCCGCGCTTGGCAAAACTCAATCTTCTCGAAGTGGTCCACTCGATCCTCCACCTTCATGTTGAAACCATACGCATGGAACCACTCCTTCAAACCATTGACGAATCGAGCGTAATCACGCCTCTCCATGATCACAGTGCAATCATCGCCATTGTTGGCCAAGCGCACCTTAACACCCCTCTCCTCCGCGAGGCGATGCACTAGTGCAGTCATAATCAGGCAGTTGCCCAATGCGGTGTTCATATCACCGCTCATGCGTGACCCATCCACAGTGTACCTTGCTACACCATCAGTACACCGCATGGTGCATCGGTTGTGGATCTGCCCACGCAGTAGCCATGCTAAATGGCTCCTGTCGTGTCCTCGATAGCAGTTCACATACACTGAATGCTCCCAAGCCAGCATCTCAGGCCGGACGTGCTGATCGAACCGACTTGCGTCTAGCCCAACAGCAACGGGACACTGAAACTGCTCCCACATCTCACGCATGTTTTGAGCAACCTGCTGTGCAGAGTAACCTTTCATCACAGTGGGCCCCCCATATACTTCGGCAATACTGGCATATATAGAATGCTCTAAATGGCGCAGGTACCTGCCTACCTCCACATTGTAGCGAGGATCCCTTGGTTGGATTATCCTCGGCGCCGGATCGGGCTTGGCGGTGAAGTTTATCTTCTCTGCCTTCACAAATGCATTACGCACGCTGAAGTCACGCTCCGATATCGGTGCGCTGTCCAAGCTTGAGGCAGCTCGCTCATAGCATTGCCTGCGCCGGCCGCCATAGTACCCGAGGAACTCGTCCACGCGACAG